AATGCTGATGTGAATGATGTTGCTCGACTTATCCAAACAGAAAGTAGCGGTAATGCTGGAGTTACTCAACAAATTCATGATGTAAACAGCGGAGGGAACGAAGCGCAAGGTTTATTACAATATACACCAGGCTCATTTAACAGCTACGCAATTAGAGGACATAAAAATATTAAAAACGGTTATGACCAATTACTTGCTTTCTTCAATAACACAGATTGGCGTGCTAACTTATCTTACTGGAAACGTCGTATGGCTAGTGGCTTAACTGGTTGGGGTCCAACTGGTAGACGTAAAAAATACGCCACAGGGGGCTTAATCAAAAATGCAGGTTGGTACAACATTGCAGAAGGTGGTTATCCTGAATGGATAATTCCGACTGATCCAGCTAGACGTAGCGATGCTATGAAAATGCTAGCACTTGCAGCACAAGATATAGATAAGAAAAGTAGTACAAGAGGAAATAAACGACCTAATTCATTGCCTAAACCAAGTGGAAGTAATGACAATGATGTGTTGTTGCAAATGTTACAAGCACAACAACAACAAATCGCTTTATTAACTCAAATTGTAACAAGTAATCAAACGATTGCAGATAAAAACTTTGAACCAACGATTGATAAATATACACACGAACAACAAGTTTTTAATTCTATTGACAAATACAATAGACAAAAACAAAGAAAATCAAGATTTAAACCAGGGGAGGTAACATAATTGATTGATACTATAAAAGTTAATAATAAAACACTTCCATGGTTAGTAGTTGAAAGAGGGTTTAAAATACCCTCTTTTAATTTTGGTATTGAAACTGAAGAAGTATTAGGTAGAAGTGGAAGTGTAGTTAAACAAAGACAACTTAAAGAATATAAATTCGAACTTCCATTAATTATTAGAAACGATTATCTTTCATCAGGTGGCGTGAAAACGCATGATGAAGTATTAAATGATTTAGTTAAGCTGTTTGATTATGACCATGCTGTACCTTTACAGTTTAAATCACAAGATTGGTACTGGAACGCTTACTTTGAAGGACCAATTGAGTTAGATAAATACAGTGAAACGTTTTGGCAATTCAGTATTAATGTAGTTTTAGCTGATCCATACAAATACGCAGTAGAAGGTACTAAAAACACAGCTATTTCAGACCAAGTATCAGTAGTGAGTGCAGGAACAGCCGACAGTCCTATCATTGTACAAGCAACAGCATTAAAGAATGCGAGTTACTTCTCTATCACGAAGAATGATGAAGATTATTTCATGATAGGTGATGACGATTTAGATAAAAAAGTCGAAGATTATACACCGACTTTATTTAATGATGAGATGCGTTCTTTCTTTGGATGGACTAAAGTCACTAACGGTACTATCAACGATAATGTAACTGGTGGAACAGTTGGTGGTGCTATGGCAATGAGTTCTTCAAAAGATGCTTTTATGCTTAATGAAAGTAGTATTACAAGTACAAGTGGATGGAATGGTGCAGAGTATAAGCACTCATTCGGTAAAAGCACTCAAGATTTTAGTTCGACAGTTAAAATACATGTTAATCAAAGTAAAAAAGGTGCTACACATGCAACACAGTATGTATATGATACAGATAACCGTGTGATTGCTTCTATTGGTTATAGTAATCCTAGAGCAACGCAAAATATAGGCACAATACATGTGACACTATTCGACCAAAACGGTAATCAAAAGACAATATATAGATATACAAATGCACCTAAGTTTTATACATGGAAACATATAGTAATTTATATGCGTTTAAAACGTATTGGAGATAAATTTTATATAAAAACATGGAAATATGATGAAGTAGACTATCCTAAACGAATTACGCCAGTAGATGTGACAGAAAAGGTATTTATTGATAGTGGGAACTTCTATCAACGACCTATATCAGCAGTAAGTATCTATATTGCTAAAAATGGCAACAATTATCATATGCCAACAACAATTTTAGGTAGTTATAATCATGAGATTTTACCTAAACCACCTAAAGCAAGAGATTTAATCATCAAAAAAGGTGATTTAATCAACATTAATATGGAAGAAAAGACAGTAACAATTAATGAAGAACCTGCACTCGATTTAAAAACATTTGGTAGTGACTTCTTTAACATAAATAAAGGGATTAATGAATGTATGATTTATCCAGAAAACACATATGACACGACAGTGTATTGGCAAGACAGATACTTATAGATTGGAGGTGAAAAAGTGAAGAATGTAGGAATACATGTACTTGATTTTAATGACAATATTATTGATTTCATTAGTCAAAGTGATGGTGCATTGATTAATGCTGAAATGAGTATGAACGTAGAAGAAAAAACAGAAACTTTTGATTTTACAATTGAAAATACTCGAGCAGAGAAATTAAGAGAACGCAATCGTATTATCGCTCAAGACAATAACGGTACATTCAGAGAATTTATTATCATCCACATTATAGATAACTTTGACGGTACAACTGAAATTGAATGTAATGCTAGTTATTTAGAAGATTTGAAAACTGCCAAGCCAATTAAACCTGGTAAATTTGAAGCACATACAACAACACAAGCACTGCTTAAAACACTTGCTGATACAGGTTGGGAAGTATCTGATGATACAGAATATGGTGGCAATAGAACAACGTCATGGACTTCTCATACTAATCCGTTTGATTTAATTTACATGCTTTGTACTACTTACGACATGGTCCCTAGTTTTTATATTGAATTAGGCGCACATACTGTTGAACATCGTTATGTATCAATCACTAAACCTAAAAATTTATTCAAAGGTAAAGAAATCACTAAAGGTAAAGATCTAACAGGTATGACAAGAACGATTGATCTATCCGAAGTGAAAACTGCTTTACTTGCAGTAGGTCCTGAAAAAGAAGATGGCTCAAGAATTGAAACTGTTGTAGTAGATGATGAAGCACAAGAGATTTTCGGACTACCTAACCGTTATATTTGGGATGTATATGAGCCTGAAAGTAACGACGAGAATATGACGCTTAAACGTTTGACTACACTTGCTAAAACAGAACTTAATAAGCGTAATCAAGCAGCGATAAGTTATGAAGTATCTTCAATTGATATTCATAAATATTATAATGATGTAACAGTGCATCTAAGAGATATTGTCAGAGTGAAAGACAGAGATTTCAGACCACCGTTATATATAGAAGCAGAAGTTATAGGTATCAAGTACAATTGGTTAGCAGATGAAAGTGAATTTACATTCGGTAATGTTATTGAATACGAAGAAACAAAACTCAGAGAGTTCTTTAATAGAAAATTAGATGAAATTACTAAAAAACTAAACGACAGTATTTCTAATGTAAATACTATTGTGAGTGATGTTGTAGCTGGAGAATTAGAATATTACGAACGTAAAATATTTAAAGGTTCAGAGCCACCAGAAAACCCACAAAACGATACATTATGGTATGACACATCAAACCCTGACGTTGCAGTACTACGTAGATATTGGAACGGAGAATGGATCACTCAAACAGCTGATGATGTTGAAAAAATAGGCGGTTTAAGACGTGAGCAAGTGATGTATCGAGATTTAAATAACAGTTTCATCAATTTAACGATACAACACAGTAAGCTACAAAATGATGTATATGATGTATTGAATAGTGAATATCTTGTGGACGATGATTTAAAAGGTAATTTAAACCTAGCGTTGTTAGATGTAGATGCTGTGTATCAAGAAATTAAAACTAATTTAGATAGTATGGATGAAGATACAGCAACAATAGGAAAATTAATTGACACACAAACATTATTCACTATGTATCGTCAAAAGTTACAAACATTATATAAATACGTTACTGACGCTAAAATCTCAATAGACAAACGTTTGAAATTACTTCAATCACAATATACTGATGAGAAATTCAATGACGCTATGGATAAAATAGCTCAATCATTGCCTAATGGTCATTGGGATAGTGAAAATCAACAGTTATATGCTGATATCCCTAATCGTAATGAAGTAGAAAATATAAAAAGTACATTACAAGAGTATACAGACGGGAAAATAAACGATTTAAACAGTATTTTAGATAAAGAAATTGATAGTAAGATAAATACTACTAAATCTGAAATAAGCGCGAGTATTAGTAGCGTAGAACGTAAAATAGACGGTATTGAAGTTGGCGGTAGGAATTTATTACCTAGCTACAACGAAAAATACTTAGGTCAAATATACGAAAAAGTTACAAATACCCATAATTTTACATTATCAGAGTGGGCGAAAAGCATTTACAGGGATGATTTTATTCATAGTAAATTGACACCTGGAGAAACGTACACGCTAACATTTGATACTGAAATCATAGAACTTTCAAACAAGCCTAGTTACGTTTTAAATGTCGGTTTAATACTTTATGACCGAAACACATTAAAAACACTTGTTAACGCATACGAAAAAATCGAAAGAGTTGTAGGTAATAAAAACCATAAAAGCGTTACATTTACATTTGAGGAAGGCAATTACAGCATATTAGCTTACACAAATTTATCGTCACAAAACGGTACTTCTGACGGTAAACCTTATGAAAGTGATACTGTTAGATTTACTAATTTAAAACTAGAAAAAGGCAATGTAGCAACTGATTGGACGCCAGCACCAGAAGATCTACAAAGACAAATACAACAAGCGCAGAAAGACGCAGAAGAAGCAGCGAAAGTATATGCTAAAGCACAAGATGAGTTAAAACAAATAGAGGCTAAAGCATATGCAGACGGCATTGTAGACGATGAAGAAAAACGCGCAATAGCAGACGCAATCGCAAAACGTGATGAAGCAAAACGATACGCAGAACAAAAAGCACAAGAGGCGCAAGTGGCAGCAAATCAAAACACACAAGAAGTTATCAAACCGATCACAACACGAGTTACGTCAACAGAAAGTGATGTCAAAGTATTAAAAGGTCAAATTGGTTTAATGGCTAAAAGTGATGACGTTACGCAACAACTAAAAAACGTTGACGGACGCTTAACGCCTTTAGAAACGACTGTTAAATCAAATAAGGCGACACTTGATTTATTACCAGATCAAATTAATTCAAAAGTATCTAAACAAGATTACACAACAGACCAAAATAAACTTGTAACACGTTTAAATAATGCAGACAGCGAACGCAAACAATTATCTAATTCAATTAGTGACAAAGTATCACTTACCGAATATAACAATGGTATAAATGGTGTTAAATCATACACAGATAACAAAGTGAATAATATAAACGTCGGCGGTCGTAACTTATTCTTGTCTTATAATAAAGATCTAGCTGGTAAAGTTGCGCCACAAATCACATCAACAGGAAAATTCACGACACAAAATTTATGGGCAACATCTTTATACACACCAAACTACTTTAGAACGTACTTAGAGCCTAATACAACATACACAATCAGTTATGAAATGACGATCAAAAACTTCAATGGCATTAAAACGTTAAGTGGTCTGACATTTGGTTTATTATTATATGATTATACTGAACGTAAAACGATCGAAACGTTCACAATTATGGCGTTAAACCCTACTCCAGACACAAGTCTAATTGATAAAAAATACAAGTTAACAAAAACATTTACAACGCCTAGTGACTTCAAAAACAATTATCATATTTTAGGTTACTCTGGTGGTTTCGGAGACGATAGTAGTAACACCCGTCAATATGTTACAGCTGAAATAACCAATTTGAAACTTGAAAAAGGTACTATGGCGACTGACTGGACGCCAGCGCCGGAAGATGTAAATAGTTCAATTGCAAATTCAAGCGCTGATACTTTATCTAAAGCAAATAACTATACAGATAATAAAAATAATGAAGTTCAAAAAACACTTACAAAAATGAACACTGACATTTCTCAAAACGGTAAAGATATTCAGTTGCGAGCAACGAAAGAAGAATTTAACGCAACCAATAAAACGTTAAGTAAAACAGTTGCCGACTTCACCACAAACGTTGCCACTGGTATGACATTCACTTATAACGAAAACGGCACAATTCAATCAATGAATATTGGTAAGGACGGCATTAAATTACGTGGCGATAAAGTAGACATTACAGTTAATAAAGAATTTAATGTTGTCGCTAATAAAGTTGATAATAAAGTCGGTAAAGATGAAGTGATTAATCGTTTGAATTTAAGTCCAGAAGGCTTAGACATTGATGTAAACAAAGTTGGCATACGCGGTGGCGACAGTACGAATTATATTTATTTAAGTCAAGATAAAATCGAAATGGCTGGTACGTTCCAACGTACTTTTAGAGGAAACACTCAAAAAGATAATGTATTTATGCGAGCGCAAGGAGGTTATTTACGATTTAGAAACAATAACCAAAACCGTTCGCTTTATTATTCTGACTTTGGTATATCAACATATATAGACGGAGATAGTAGCGAGGCGTCTGGTACATTACAATTCTTTGATTATACTTATTCGCCTACTAACAGTGTTAGAGGTGTAACGCTAAATAGTGCGGGTGGTGCAATCGCCTTAAATTCTGAACGCAACCGTATTGTGTTAGACGCCAATGCCACTGTAAACATTGAGAGTGAAACAAGTTCCGTTTATATTAGACCAATGAAAAACAATCGTGCAGGTACAAATGAATTTAGATTTTGGACTAAACTGAATGACAGCGTCGCAGATACAGACGGCGTTTTATCTTATGGAACAATAACTGAATTAGTAGAAAAAGCGCCAGCGTCTTATAGTTTTGGTTCTGGAATACGATTTGATAAATCGCCTAAATCAAGATACATCTACGCAACTGATAAAGACGGTAATATTGGTACTGGAGATTTTTATGCTCGTAATTTATTAGGAGATTGGTGGGCTAAAAATAACAATTTATATGCTTTAGTAGACCCGAAAGAAGGCAAACTAAGAATAACTGATTATAATGGATATAATAATGGAAGCCCTAAATACAAAGATTTGCAGTGCGACGATATACAAGCAAATTCAGTTCGTGTAAATACTGGACAAAACTTTTATATTGGAGTATCTACCAATGAACTATGGGTAACTAACAACTTACGTTATAACGGTGGAAATACAGGGTTCAAACCAGTCAGAGCGAGTGACTTTATAAAAGCGTCTAGTGCTGAATTTAAGCATGATATTAAAAAGTGGGACTATGACGCATTAAATGTTATTTCTAACGAATTACAGTTATATAGTTACAAATACAACGATGATGAAAAGGAAACAATACATCACGGACCAGTAATTGGCGACGGCTACGATATTCCAGTAGAATTTGTTTTTAATAGTGGTGTGAATACTAACGAAATGCTATCTTGGGCATTAAGAGCAATACAACAATTAAACAAAAAAATTAATACGCTGGAGGAACAATTAAATGAATAATCAATTACAAGCTAACCCTAATTACGTTATTGAGGAGTTAAGTTCACAAAATGCGCAACTAACACAAGAAAATGCAATGTTACGTGCAATCATTAGAGAATATCAAGAACAACAAAATAATGAACAAACAAGTGCTGAAGGAGAGTAACCTTTAGCACTCTTTTTATACAAAATTTTAGGAGGAAATTATCATGGCAAACGAAATTGTAAAAAACACAGAAAGTTATATCTTAGTACAAGTGAATGAAAAAGGAGAAGAAGCTGTTTTAGATAATGACTTTAGAGGTCAATTCTACCCAACTAATAATGTGAATATCGCAACTAAATTTGATGATTTAGATAAAGTTAAAGCGCTTGCTAGTCGTTTAAACAGCTTAAACGAATTAAATTATGAGTTCGGTATTATTAGTGAAAAAGTGACAGTCAAACCAGTAAAGTTAACAACTTTATTAGAGTACGTGGAAGAAACAACTGAAACTGACGCAGAATAGAGGTGCAAGAATGGAGGATAGTCAAGGACGCGATTATGAAACAAGAATAAAACGGTTAGAAGATAATGATGAAAAGATATTCGCATCTTTGGAGCAAATAAAAGATGGACAACATAATCAAGAACTAATCAACCAAAAAATGAATTTCACTCTAGACAGTATAAATAGAGAACGAGAAATTGATAAAGAAAATAAAAGAGAAAATCGTAAAAACATCAAAGAGATGAAACGTTTAATGTTAGGTATGGTTTTTTCAGTGGCAGGTTCTATTATTTTCGCCATTATCAGAATGATATTCGGCATATAAGGAGGTGATTGATATGTTTAAACTATTTGCAAAAGCTAGTTTCTGGACTTGTTATTGGTTTGGTAAATGTAAATAAAATTAATTTAAGTCGGCACATTGTGTCGGCTTTTTATTTTGAATAATAAGGAGTGGAAGAGATGGAAAGTATTATTGCATTTGCAACAGTGATTTCAGTTATCACAATCGCATTAACACAATTAGTTAAGCAAGCTGGAGTACCTAAAAATGTTGTACCTTTAATCGCTATTGGTATTGGTATCGTTTTAGGTGGTATTACAGCGTTTATTCCTGAAATTGTTACCGAATTATCAATTGGTGGTCGTTTGCTTGCTGGTTTGATTAGCGGGCTAATGGCAACAGGCATTTGGGAAACTGTAAGAACACGTACAGGATCAACTAAAGATAAAAATAATAAAATTGGTGGAGGTCGTGCATAATGGCAGAAAAATGGAATGGCGTTCCCGTTAAATATGATTTTTTACCGATTGGGACACGTAGAAGTGGGCAACCGTTAACAAGTAAAAAACCTTTATTTGCGGTAGCACATGATACAGGTAACCCTGAAACAACGGCACAAACAAACGTGAATTATTATAAAAATACGTATATGATTGATTGGTCAATTGTTGCTAGCGCTCATATATTCGTTGATGATAAGGAATGTATTGTCTGTATTCCAGTTACAGAAAAAGCATGGCACGTTTTATACAATACACCGACAGACAATCAATGGTATAACGCTGATGCAAATGATGTAGCGTTTGGCGTGGAAGGTAGTTACTTCCCTAGTAGTCAAAAACGTTCTCGTAAGTCATTAGATAATATGGCACGTGTACTAGCTTATTTATGTAACTATTGGGGCATTGATTACAAAACAGAAGTACCGGGACACCAAGACATTCAAGCTGATAAAATTGATCCTGGAAACTTATTAGAGGCTTGCGGATATTCACGAAACGTTAAGCATCTAGATAAACAGATTGCTAAATACATCAATGGTGTTAAGTCCTCACCAAGTAAGAAACTATCAACGAAAACAAACAAAAAGCCGACACCTTCGCCACAAAGTGTGGTTAAGTATAAACAAGCGATTGAATACATGCACAGTCTGAAAGGTCAGTTTGTAGATTTTGATAATATGTATGCTTATCAATGCGCAGATTTAAGTGTAGATTTCATCTATCATGTGACTGGTGGCGTAAGATTTTATGGTAATGCCAAAGAATTGCATACTTTAAATGCTATGCCTAAAGGTTGGAAAGTAGTTAAAAATACAAGAAATTATGTTCCTCCTATTTGCGCTATTGCAGTGTATACTGAAGGTATTTATAGAGAATGGGGGCATACAGGCTTAGTTTGGGACAATTCGGGTGGTACAAATACATTCACAATCTTAGAGCAAAACTATGATGGAAATGCCAATACACCAGCTAAATTGCGTGAAGATGATTATACAGGCTTAACACACTTCATTGTGCCAGACTTTGCTGATGATAGCGTAGATCTAACAGATATTAAAGAAGTTAAAGCGACAAAACGTCAATCTAACAGTTCAATTACAGTAAACAAAAAGCCGCCTAAAAAATTAACTTGGAGTAATCAACCATATTTCAAAGCAATTGCTGATAACGCAGGTGTCACTATTTGTAGACCTAACCACAATAATGTGATGGTTACAACAAATGAAGAATATAAACCGGGCGACGTATTCTATGTATATGAAATTCGTGATGGTTGGGCTAGAGTATACAGTGCTAGTAATAACGGTTTTGTATGGTATGAACGTCTTATCGTTAAAAATATTTATAAAACTTCAGGTGGAAGTAAATTAGCGAATAAACCGAATAAACAAATAGTCAATCAGAAAAATAAACTAGATAGCACTACTGGCTTAAAAGTAGGTAACATTCCGCCTAAAACGATGAAGAAATCATCTAAAGCTAAATTTAGAGCAAGAGTTGACCATTACGGAGCCACTTTAGTGAAGTTTAAAGGTAAGGAATGGTATACGACAAACGACGTATATAGAGCGGGATATAATCAATTCTATGTATTTGAAGTTAAAGACGGTTGGTGTCGTGTTTATTCTAAAAATAACAACGGTTGGATATGGCATGAACGTTTAAGAATTACAAAAGTATTCTAACATGTTATATTAATAGTACGACATTATACAAAGATCTCCATTTTAGGGTAGTCCTAGCGACTGCCCTCTTTTTTTATGTTATAATCAAATAGAAATTGCGGTACACATCTGCGGAGTGTACTTGAGGTAACTGTTACTGACGGTTGCCTTATTTTTATGTTATAATAAATCTACAATACATCTTTATTACCCAAGTTTGTGATGATTAACAGTTTTATATTTTAAGAGGCTAACGCTATATTCTTACCACGTTCTTATGAGCGTGGTTTTTTTATTTTAACCGCCTCGATTTCGATACGGTTATTCTAAACCCGTCGAATTCGACGGGGTATATTTGTGTCAAAAGTGTCAAGCACGTGTCAAAATAGTTCTATTTTATTCTGTTTTGTTCTAATGAAAATGCGCGATAAATGCTATATCTAAGCCTTTTTCATGCTTGTTCTAAAATTAAAATTATCCCGCCGTCTCCATACGACAAGCCTTATACAAAGGGTTTTCAAGCTAGCAAGTGTCAATAATGTGTCAAGAAAATAATTCTCTGACACGTTGACCTTGCTCTTTTTTATGTTCTTCTAGTAAATGTGAATAGGTTTCTAACGTAATAGAAATAGACGCGTGACCTAGTCGTTTACTTATATATTCAATTGGCAAGCCTTTGGATAATAAATAAGATGTGTGCGTGTGTCTTAACGAATAAGGGGTTATATTATCATTTTCTAAACCCACTTGTTTTTTAGTGTGATTAAACGATTTTTTTATAGCATTGTGACTTAATTTGAAAAGTTTACCGTCAATTCGTCGTGGTAATTTAGTTAGTTTTGAATTTATCAATAGAACATCTTTAGTCGACACTTCAACATCTCTTTTACTATTCTTTGTTTTTGTTCCAGGTAAGTGAATGATACCTTCACTTTTATTCAAATCTTTATACGTCATATTAATTAAATCGCTATATCTTGCACCAGTAATCGCTAGTAAATACAAAAATATATAACTTTGTTCATTTCTACTTTTAAAGTAATCTAGCATAGCTAAATAATGCGTGATACTCATATATTTGTATCGTTCATCTTTTGCTTTAACAGTACCGTTTATAGCTATGTTATATGTTGGGTCTTTTTTGATATGACCGTCATACACTGCGTCTTTTAAGCATTGACTTAAACAACCGTTTACTTTACGCACTGTTTCATCTGCGTGTCCTTCCCCAAACCTATTTAAAAATTTTTGATATTCTGATCGTGTAATGTTTTTGAGTAACATATTCTTGCCAAAGTATTCATTAAATAATCTTAAAGACCGCTCATACCAATAATACTGCATAGGCGATACTTTCTTTTTATTCTTAATGATTAACCACTCGTTATAGTAATCTTCAAATTTTTTATTATCTTCAAATTTGCTACCATCTTCTAAATCTCTGATTAAACGTTGTGCTGCATTTGTTGCTTCTGCTTTCGTTTTAAATCCAGATTTACGCTTTTTACCAGATTTAAAACTAGGATGTTTTACATCATACTGCCAGCTTGTTGAGTTCTTATTTTTACGTTTTGTTACTGTAAAAGATGCCATTTCACTCATTCCTCCTCAAAAAAGGTAAAAAAATAATAAGGGTACTAGGTACCCCGTAGATATTGTTTAGTTTCGAAAAATAAAGTATAATAAATTAAAATAAAACAAGGGGAGGAGATTTAATGGAACTTATTTTTGTTTTATTGAATATTATAACTAAAGTTTCTATGTTTGTAATTCTCCTATTACCTGTGTATATAATATCCTTTTATTTATTGAAATTTGTATTAAAATTTTTAGAATTCTATAATATTAATACAATAAAAGTTATAGCTTTATCTTTATCAATTATTATCATTTTAACTAATGTGAAATTTTTAGACGTCTATTGATCAGACGTCTTTTTATATTTATTAATATCAGGGACTTCAGCTTCGCCTTCCTTTTTTAATTTCATCATTTCTTCTTGATGTCTATTTTTTTCTTTTTGTTCTTTTAAATTTTGTTCTTTTAATTTTAAACGTTCTCCGATTATCCCATCACTTTTATAATGCCATTCCCCGATTTCAAAATCACCACCTAGTAAAATATTACTGATTACGCATAAGCCAATAATAAATTTAGCTCCAGAAACTCCCTTAGCCTCATATTCTTGTTTTCCTGGAGATTTAATGTAAATAGTGCTAGTTAAATTAGAAAGGTCGTAAAAATCATTGGTTATATACTCATTAGCTACCCAAGGAATGTTAGTTAAAGTTCTTATGTTTTCTGCTGATAAGTTGTTTTTCTTATTTATTTTTATGGAATAAACAATTTTTTCACCTTTTACATAAAAATCATGTAAAGATGAATCTATTTCGTTTGCGTAATCGTTTATGTCGGATATAGTATGATGACTTTGCAACATTTTAAATAATTTCAGATCTAAATTTCTTTTACTTATAGATTTAATAGTTTTAATTTTACGTCGTTTAATATAAGGACAGTTTCCTTCATCAATTTCTGTTTGTGTAATTTTTTGATTATATACATTGCCAATTATCTCACAAAACATAAGAACTTGAGAGCCTTCTGAAGGCAGTACAACGATATCACCAATTTTCATCTTATTATAAAACTTATCTATATTGTTTATAATTAAAGTTTGTTGCTTGTTTTCTGGATAATACTTATCTAATATGCGTAATGCAGATTCTTTATGAACATTTTGGCAATACTCTTTTTTATCAAGTTTATTCCATCCAATAGCTATAAATTCATCATTTGTAAATTCTTCGTACCAACTACCACCTTCAGTACGAAGCAACCAATATTTTCTATCTACAGGTATGTTGGGTATTTCTAAATTATGTGAAGAAAAAACTTCTAAAATTTCCTTGTTTAAATTTTCTTCCATTCTCTCAACCTCCTTTAATTAAAAATCTTCGTCTTCATCTACTTTATTCTCAATAATTTTAAGCACCTTTCTTACTTTATAAGATGTAATATCTTTAGGTAAAGAATAGGTGAAGTAATTATTCTTATTCGTTTTCACTTCGTAAACAATTTCATTTAATTTTATTTTGCAATTTAAAATTATCATCCATTGTCTCCTTAAAATAGATAAATTCAAAACACATCATACAACCTAAAAACCCTCAACGGCTCAAACGTGATAGAGTAATTGCCGTAGTGAGTTTTAGTGATTAACTATCAAATTTACTATAAATAATAGGTGTGATTTTATTATATCCTGACTTAGTTTCTTCTTTGATTATGTCAATATGATCTAAATCTTTCATTCTATAACCAACCGCTTTATATTTACTATCTAGTACATGGCTGATATAAATTCCGTTCATATAGAATTCCCATTTTTCCCCTGTATCTTTTAATTCAAGGGATATATCTTTGTCACTTTGTAATAACTTATCAACAATGTGTTGTGTTCCTAGTTTTGTAGGTGATTTTAATCTGGCTTGATATGCCATTAAACCTTCTTTTTGATAGTCACCTTCAATTTTTACTCCATTTAAAGACATTTTGATTTTCAAATAATCATCTCCTAAAATCCATATTCTGTTCTCATTATGTGATTATATTCTGCCAATTGTTCTCCTAACATTTCTTCAAGAAATGACATATAAGTTTCCATGTGTCTATGTTCAAACATTGAAATATGCTCTTCTAATCCACTGTCCATATGTTCATCAAAGATATCTAATGCTACTTTCGCTGCTTGATAACTAATTTCGAATAGGTCTGCCACATCATATTCATTTAATACATTACGATATTTATACCGTACATTAAGTGGAAATAATAAGCATGATGCAAATGAGTTAGCTTCGTATTCCTCTAAATGAGTACGTTGCGCATCTTGAAATATAGGTGTTTTCTTGTAACTCATACCATCATGTTCCATAATGTAGTGTCCATATTCATGAGCTAATGTAAATCGTAATCTTCTACTATAAACATTTTCATTGTAGATGATTGCAAACTTATTTCCTTTTTTAATATGAAAAGCCTCATCAGAACCACCATAGGTTTGTAGCTCGTTTAAAGAATAACCTGTCATATTACAAAATTCTTTGAACGTAAATAATTCCACATTACTATCATTTTCTATTATTTCTTTAATAGGCAAAGGGAATTCGTCTATGTAATTAGTTTCAATTAATGCATTAACAGCTTTTGCTGCTTTTAAAAATGAATTTTGATATACAAAATGCACAATAAAATCCCCTTACTTGTCTTTAGTGTATTCATCCCAATTATCGAAGAAAGTTTCAAACATTTTTAATGCTTTCTCTCTATCTTCTTTTGTCATATTTTTAACTCCACGATGCATGATGCGAATTTCTTCATCTTCTTGTTCGCCAGAGTATTCATCTTTTTCTCTACCTAATAAGTAGTCAACGGATACATCGAAGTAGTCGGCTACAAGTTGAACTTTATTAATTCCAGGAACTTGTCTTCTCCACTTAGTTATTTGTCCGTTAGATAATCCGATTCTTCTTTCTAATTCTGCAACCGTAATCCCTTGTTGTTGACATAAAAATCTGATTTTTTGAACTATATCCATTGTTTTTCTCCTTATTAAACCAAAATAAATTATCCAAAAAGATATTTTTAGTTTGACAATTATCCAAAAAGATAATATACTATGGTTACGCTAATTGTTAAGCCAATAAAAAACACAAAGCTTATAACGTTGGGGAACGTTGATATAACAGCACTTTGTTATGTCTTATTTAGCTATGCTTATATATTAGCACATTGGATAATTTAATTCAATGTTTATCCAATAATATTATCCAAAAGGAAGTGAAAAATCATGGCAACAACAGAATTCGGCATGAAAGTAAGAATGGAATTACTTAAACGTAACATCACGAATAAGCAACTAGCAGATATGTTAGGTATCTCAAGTGCTTACTTATCAGACATCTTGCGTGGACGCAGAGATGCGTTTGAACAAAAGAAACGCATTGCAAAAATTCTAGAAATTAAAGAAGAGGTGAAGAATTAATGAATGAAATTCAACAACTATTTAATTTGAAACGTAACGAAGATGGAACAGTTGCAGTAAGTGGTCGTGAATTGCACAAAGGATTAGAAATCGGAACTCAATATGATAAATGGATGGAACGAATGATTGCATACGGTTTTGAAGAAAATATCGACTATATCATTCAAAGTGTAAAAGTACAAAGTCAAAAAAGACTACGTACTTATGAACAACTCGATCACATCATGACACTCGACATGGCGAAAGAAATTTCAATGATACAACGTAGCGAAATAGGAAGAAAAATCAGAGGTTACTTCATCAAAGTAGAAAGACAACACAATGAATTGGCAAGTGCATATGGAATCACTTCATTAGATGATATGAACCAACTCATTGAACAGTTAGTAAGCGACAAACTGGATTACTTAATTTCAACAGGACAAGTGAGTAATCAAAAATTAGAAGAATTAAACGAAAAATTCGAAGGCGAATATGTAACGCCACAAGATATTGACGCTATCAAATTTGCTATCAAGTCTAAAGCTGAACAAATTCTAGGTAAAGCTGGTATTCAAGTGACGATAGATGAATTTTTAATCGGAGATGTATATGAACAAGCATTAGCAAATAAGAAAGCTAAAGAAGAATACAGACATCAATTAGGAAAAGTTAAATCTAAATTATTAGTTAAGTCTAAAAAACATCTAGGAATGAAAGGCAACGCACCTAACAACCACATCAAACGTAAAGACGTAGACCTAGCAATTCAATTTATCAAAGACATTAGACCATCATCGATCGAAATATAACCCACAATCGAACAAACAACTTAAAGGAGGCAAAACACATGCTGCAAAAACTAAAAATAGCTAAAGAAAAAAGCAAATTAAAACTTAATTTATTAAAACATGCAAACAGTAACTTAGAAACAAGAAACAACCCTGAACTGTTGCGAGCAGTTGCAGAGTTGCTTAAAGAAATTAGTCGATGAATTCGATATAAGAAATTCCAGCACTTACAGTACTAACTGTTCTATCACCAACAAAAGTATAACGTTTACCTGAAGAAAATACTTTTGAAGATACATCTTCTTTAGAAACTTTAGTATTACCACTATTAGAACTCATAAGAAGATATTGGAAATTCTCGACGATTGATTCATCTCCGGAAGAATATTTTATAAAAGCTTTCATTAAATCCACCTCCCTTCATTAAGGGATAACAACATTATACACGAAAGGAGTGTTAATAAATGGAACAAGAATACAAATACTTTTTAGATGTTAAAGGTTTTGTCGAAGTAAGCGGTCTTTCGAAAGATGACTTCGAAAAAAAAGTTGCTAAGATACAAGAATTTAAAAAATTTATCTATAAATTTGAAGACAGTCGCAAACGTTACATCAAGGTTAAACCGGCATTGGAGTTTATCGAAAATAATTTGATGATTAGCGAAACTGATTTATAAAGGGGTGAAGAAATGACTAACAAAGACAAAACAATCTTAATAGCAGGAATGATGTTCAACGTAACATTCTTCTTATCAATGATGATGAGCGTATTCATCACTAATGCAGCTGCAATTGCTTTATTAGCATCAATGCTAACGTATCTGTTTTTCGACAAACTATTTTACGCACAAAAAAAGACTGAAAGTCGCTGCAACGACTAACAGTAAAGCACTTAAGAAAAAATTCATCTTAATCATATAACGGGAGGCACATATATGCAAGAGGTAACTCTATCTTTAAAAGAATTTAATAATTTACTCAAAGATAGCAAAGACTTAGTGTTAATTAGTTTAGAAAACAAGAAATTAAAAAGACAACTAGATACTGCTAACGAGCATATCAAAGATTTAAACGACAATATCGATTTATATATAAGCCTATATCAAAGTGCAGATGCTAGAGCAGACAGAGCAGATAAGCGAACGGAGGAGTATATCGATGTCAAACACATATAACTTAACTCAGTCCTACTTAGAAGTTTTAAACAAATTAGACGAAGGTTATTCGTTTGAAGATTTAAAAGATACTTTGGATAGCATTGAAGAAGAATTGAATATAAAAGTCGATAACACAATCGGCTTAAAGCGTTCGGTAGATGCTGATGTTGAAACAATAGATAAGGAAATTAAACGTCTACAAGCAATTAAAAAACAAAAAGTAAACCTTTCTGACAGATTAAAAGGCTACCTACTAGATATGTTAGATCAACGCAAGTTGGATAAGTACCGTACATCTACTAACTACATTTACAAACGTAGTAACGCACCTAGCGTACACATCACGAATGAAGGCTTAATTGATAAATCATATTTCGTAGAACAAGAGCCTAAGTTAGATAAGAAAGCACTAAAAGAAGATATACAAGCTGGTGCAGACGTTGAAGGCGCAGAATTAATCAGTACGGTTAGTTTGGTGGTGAAATAATGGCTTTTACGATTAATAACGCAACCAATATCACCACAGACAAATCAACGTATCTCATATATGCAAAACCTGGCACAGGTAAAACACATACATTAAATTTCTTACCTGGTAAAACACTCTATATCAACGTAGATAAATCAGAACGACCTTTAAAAGGCAATGAGAACATCGACATTTTAGAATTCAACACTCACGAAGCATGGGAAGAGTGGGGCGAATTGATGAAATGGCTTAGTAAAAATAAAGAAACAGTTGATCAATACGACACAATCGTCATCGACAACATATCAGAGTTATTCCGTTCAATGCTCGCTAATCTAGGGCGAAACGGTAAGAATGAGCGTGTACCCGAAATGAGCCACTATCAACGTGTAGACTTCTTCACAATAGATAGTTTGCGTTTCCTACAATCTCTAGGAAAACGACTTGTATTTATTGCATGGGAAACAAACTTCGAATCTTATACACCAGCAGGACAACAAATTACTCAAGCAGTACCAGATATTCGTAAAACCATTCGTGATAATGTCGCAGGACTTTGCCAAGTGGTTGCTCGATTAGTTTTCAATGAAAAATCAGGCAAACGTGGATTTATATTAAGTCCTAGCAACAATGTATTTGCTAAAAATCAACTAGATAATAGAGAACATTGTTTACAAGAAGAGTTGTTCACAGTGGGTGATGTGGATGGCTAAAAGAGAAATTTGGAAGCCAATTGTAGGCTATGAAGGGCTATACGAAATTAGCAACTATGGAAATATAAGAAGTATGCCGAGAGTCATCATGAGAAAGGATGGCAAACCTTACACAGTTAAAACTATAAAAGTATTAAAACCATGTTATGACAAAGACGGTTACCTAAGAATAGAGTTGAACAATAATGGTGTAGCAAAAAAATACTATGTTCATAGACTTGTAGCAAATTCTTTCATTCCGAATGATTCCAATAAATCACAAGTTAATCATAAAAATGCAGTAAAAGATGATAATTCAATTGAGAATCTAGAGTGGGTTACAAATCAAGAAAACAGAGATCATGCCGTTAAAAATAAATTACAACCGTTACAGCATGGCATTAAAAATCCTAATGTGAAGTTAACAGTAGAAAAAGTGTTGAAAATAAAAAGATTAAAACGAGAAGGAATAAAACCTTCTGTTATTTCTAAAATAACAAATGTTCCAGTTTCAAATGTTAACAACATCATAAACAACTATACATGGAGTTGGTTAAAGGACGGTGAAAAGCGACATGTTCAAACTCTATGACTACCAATTAGAATTATTGGATAAAGCGCGTAAAAGTTTTTTAGAAGCTGACGGTGTATTGATACAGTCGCCTCCCAGGTAGCGGTAAATCGGTCATGATTGCAGAAGTTGTAAAAAACGCTGTGAACAAAGGTAGTCACATACTGTTTATTGTTCATCGTAAAGAATTGAGTTATCAAATCGAGAACACTTTAAAAAAACATGGTGTCGATTTAACTCACGTAGATATTCTTTCAGAAAAACGTGCCAAGAATAATCTTATTAACTTAACACCACCTAAGATTATTGTTACTGACGAAACACATCATAGCAGGGCAAAAACTTACAAAGATATTTACGATTATTTTCCTAACGCTTTAAGAGTTGGTTTTACTGCAACTCCCTGGCGTGCTAACGGTAAAGGTTTCACAGATATTTACGATGAAATGGTAAAAGGTCCAACAGTAGAGTGGTTAATTAATAACCACAAACTAGCTGACTACGATTACAAGAGTGTTGTACTTGCAGATGAAAGTAAATTAAAGAAATCAAGTACAGGTGACTTTACAAAGCAATCAATGGATAAAGCGATACCTAAAGCGATATATGGCGATATTGTAGGAAATTATAAAAAGTATGCAAACGGTCAAAAAACTATTCTTTACGCACATAGTGTTGAAGCAAGTGAAAAGATTGCAGAACAATTTAGAAATGCTGGTATTTACGCAGAACATGCTGATGCTAAAACAAGTGCAGTTAAAAGAAATGAAATCATGATGAATTTCAAAAGTGGCATTATCAAGGTTTTATGTAATGTTGATTTGATTTCAGAAGGCTTTGATGTTCCAGATTGCACATGCGTTATTTTATCAAGACCAACTGATTCGCTTGTTTTATTCATGCAGCAAGCAATGAGATCAATGCGTTATCAACCTAATAAGAAAGCTTTAATTATTGATCATGTTGGTAACTACGCAAGGCATGGTTTGCCTGATACACCACATGATTGGAATAAGTATTTTAAAGGCTACAAAAAGAAGCGTAAGAAAAAAGAAAACGACGCACCGAAGTTAACCGAGTGTTCTGAATGTTTTACTGTTTACGCTTCTGAATTAGATGAATGTCCTAATTGTGGTCATAAAAATGAAACAGAAGAAAAGAAAGGTTTAGAACATAAACAAGCAGAACTTACAGATATCAAACCTTTTAAAGTTGATTACACAATTAAACGATACAGCAAAGATTTAAAAGATAAAAAAGATTTAGAAACGTTAGAGGACTACTACCTCTATACAAAAGCAAACAACTACAAAGAATCATGGATTAAATTTAATCATCCATATTACAAACAAGCACCATTTCCAGTCTTATACGCAGACTTAAAACCAATCAAACAAAAATATAATTATTAAGGAGATTTATTATTATGACATTATTTACTACAGATTATTCAAATTTAGAAAGCAACGACTTTTCACCACTACCAGAAGGAGAATACGAAGTAATTATCAAGAGTGCAACAGAAAGAGCAACGAAGAATGGAAAAGAAGAAACGCAACTTCAACTTGTTGTCAGAAACGATTTAAAGAAAACATCAGAATTACAAGCGAAATATGCTAATAGAGTAATTTTCGTTGATGAATGGAAACGCACAATCGATGGTCAATATAAATATAAAATGGATAACTTCATGCACTATTTAAACGGTGTAGGTGTGCCAGAGGGTACTGCAATTGAAAGTATTGAGCAATTACTTGGAATGTTCAGAGGTAAACCAGTCAGAGTGTTTGTAAAACAAGAAGAAAATGAGTACAAAGGTGAAAAACAAATCGTCAATAGAGTAGCACCATGGAATTTTAAAAATACTAAATTTCCACAAGTGAATCATGAATGGAAATCAGATGATGATAAACCAAGCAATAACGAGTTCTCAGGTGGTGCGGAAATCGATGATGACGACTTACCTTTCTAATATTCCAGATGAATTAAAACAACTCAATAACTGGTGTGTATGGAAGTTTGAGAATAGAAACGGTAAGCGTACTAAAATACCTTTTAATGCAGCGACAGGTGAGTTCGCTAAATCAAACGATAAAAGTACATGGTCCAGTTATGAAACAGCAGTTAATGCCGAAGGTGTCGATGGGATAGGATTCTTCTTTGAACCTCCCTATCTCGGCATTGATATTGATGATATTGACGATGATCTTCATAGATTTAAACAAGGGGATAAATTAGACAATATCGTTAGTGAATTTAACGAAGCATTCAAAAGTTATACAGAAGTCAGTCCTAGTGGTAACGGTTTACACATTATTGTTAAAGGAAAGATTCCAGGCAATCGCAGACGTAAAGGCAACATTGAAATGTACGATAGTGGTCGTTTCTTTACAATGACTGGAAAAAATATTGGTAAATACAAAGACGTTACCGAAGTGTCAGAACAAGTATTTAAAACTATTTATAACAAATACCTACCAAATAACACTATTAAATATCCAACTACAAATAACTACCAAGAAAATATTCATAACCTTTCAGAAATTGATGTTATTAATGAAATTTACAATTCAAAACAAGCAAAGTTATTCGATGACTTAATGAAAGGGAATTATGAACCTTATTATACTTCTCATTCTGAAGCAGATATGGCGCTTGCTAATATTTTAGCTTTCTGGTGTGCGAAAGATTATTCACAAATGGATAGTATTTTTAGACAGTCAAATCTATATCGAGATAAATGGGATGAAAAGCGTAAAAATTCAACTTATGGTGAGCAAACATTATTTAAAGCGATCAATGAAGTTAATAACATTTATACCCCTAAACAAGAAAAAGAAGAAAATCCATTAAGATATGCACTTAGTCACATATTTGACGCTGAAAAGAAAGATAAAGAATATCCGATTCGCAGCTATGATGACACTGGAAATGCTGATCGTTTTATAGATAGATACGGTCATTTATATAAACACAGTTATATAACTAATAAATTCTATATTTATGACGGTCAGAAATGGAAAGTTGATGACAGAGGCGCTATTAGGAAACTCATTGATGAAATGATTGAAAATATCAAAAACGAAAAAGTACTTCATAGCGAAGATGTAACAGAAGAAGAAGCTAGAGAAGCTTTTCAAAAATACTACAAAAAAACTAGAGGTACACAGTCTAAGAAAAACATCATGAACGAATTAATGCACAGAAAAACAGTTACACCTGATGAGTTCGATAACGACGACATGCTTTTAAACGTTGCAAATGGCTATGTTGATTTAACAAGTAGAGAACTTTATAAACACGATATTAATCGAATGTTTTCTCAAATTGCTAATACAGACTATAGCGAGAAAATGCAACCTTCTGTGTGGCTAGATTTTCTAAACGACATCTTTGCAGGAGATAAAGAAGTCATCCGCTACATTCAAAAAGCATTAGGTTATTCATTAACTGGAAGTACAAGAGAACAAATCATGTTCATTCTATTTGGTAAAGGTCGAAATGGTAAAAGTATTTTTGTTGAAACGATTGCAGAAATCTTAGGGGATTATTCGAACAACATGCAAGCAAAATCACTAATGGTGCAGAAAAACGACAACGTCAATACAGATATTGCTCGTTTAAGCAAAGCACGATTTGTCACATCGTCTGAACCAAACGAAGGATTTAGATTTGACGAAGGACTAATCAAGCAGCTTACAGGTGGAGATAAAGTCACTGCACGTTTCTTATACGCCGAAGAATTCGAATATACACCTAAGTTTAAGATTTGGGTTTCAACAAACCATAAACCTATTATTCGTGGTACTGATGATGGTATTTGGAGACGATTAGTATTAATTCCATTTGATGTGCAAATACCTGAAGAAAAAGTTGATAAAGATCTCAAGTATAAATTACTAAGAGAAGCACCTGCAATATTAAATTGGATGGCAGAAGGTGCGTATATGTGGATGAGAGAGGGACTTGAGTTACCAGATAAGTTAAAAGATGCTGGTCAAACTTATCGTACTGAAATGGATGTTGTTGAACAGTTCATTCAAGAAAAGTGCAAGAGAGCAGAAGATGTTAGAGAAACAGGAAAAGCACTTTATGAAGAATACAAGAAATGGGCAGACGAAAACAACGAGTACAAAATGGATAAAAATAAATTCGGTAAGAAATTAAAAGAGAAATTCCGAAGTAAAAAAATGAATAACGGCGTTAATTATTTAGGCGTTGAACTAACAGAAAAATATCCAGGTTTACGTGGGTTAAATTAAAAAAAGTGAACACCAAAGTGAATACCCAATTCTACACTTTTATCCTTTAAAAGCCTATTATATCAACGTTTCTATTACCTATTTTATAAAAGTGAATACCTATGATTATAAAAGTCCTATACAAAAATATAAAAGAATATATATGTATATATATTTCTATAGAGAGATTTATTTAGGCAAGGTATTCACTTTTTACTTAAAACCTTACAGCAGTAAGGGTTAAAGGCTATTTTAGGTATTCACTTTGGTATGCACTATTTGGAGTGATCAAGTGTCGGAACAAAAAATACAAAACGAAATAATCCTAGCAATCAATCAACGTGGTCATAGACTTTGGAGAGCAAACGCTGGAAAAGTACAGACAAAAGATAACAGAATAATCAAATTACTTCCTAAAGGCTTTCCCGATACATTCGGTTATCGTAAATCAGATGGGAAGTTTATAGCAATCGAAGTAAAAACAAAAAGTGGAAGATTACGACCTGAACAAAAGAAATTTAAAACATTTGCAGAAACACAAAACATTTTATATGGCGTAGCGAGAAGTGTGGAAGAAGCAATAAAAATAGTTGAGGAGGATTAGCTATGCATGAAGAAACACTAAAACTCACATTCGATTTAACCGTCGAAGTAGAACAACCTATTTGGATAAACAAACATGCAGATAGAGAAAACTATATCGAACATTACGCTAATAGATATAAAAATGACCCTGACAATTTACTCGATAATATCAAAAACATTACTGACGTTAGTGTCAGTTACGCGGATTGGAAGTGACACTATGCCGAAAGTGAATTTAGATGGTAAACGTTACAGATTATGTGATGTGTATAAATATTTTGATGTATCGGATAGCACAGTTCGTAAGAGATATAAAGAAGGTCTACGTGGACCAGAGTTAATATATGGCAAGGGAGTATATGAATATGGTGCAGATGTACGAAAGAAATGAAAAGCAATTAACAGCTAAGCAATTGTACGAGATACAGCAGGCAGAACTTAGACACGAAAGAGCGTTGAAACGTAAACGTAGAGAAGAACGCATTGCTAGGGCTAAACGTGCAGAACGTGAAGTTGCTAAACATAGAGTGAACAGTAAGTGGTTTAGATACTTATCAGAGAATGACATATTTCCAAAGGTAAGGGAGTAGCGAAATGGAATTACATGAATTAAATCCAGGCGATGACATTTGGTTTAAATATCCTAAAGCTAAAACATCATTCCCGGCGGTTGTGGAAGAGTTGAATTATAACTTTAATGGCGAACCTTACCTTATGGTGCGCGTTGGTAGTGAGTTAGTAAAGATTGATGATAGATACGACATAGTAAAGGTGTAGATGAAAATGACAATTATTAGTAATAAAAAAGTAGACATGGTAAATAACCCAAAACATTACACATACGGTGACATCGAAGTCATAGATTTTATTGAACAAGTAACGAAAGATTATAAACCAGAATTAGCGTTTAGTATCGGTAATGCAATCAAATATATCAGTCGTGCCAATCATAAAAATGGTAAAGAAGATTTAGACAAAGCACGCTGGTATTTAAATCGTGCATTTGAGAAGTGGGAGGACTAACAATGATCTATTTAGGCGGAGATATGTTGAGTATAGGACAACAAATGCGTCGTGAATGGGAGAAACAAGAGTTACAACGATTAGGCTTTAAAGTTTACGCACCACACGACGATAAGGACATAAACGATAAAGGAAATGCTAACCAAGATAAACTAGCAGAACGTATTGTGTTCAATGACACATTAGGCATGGAAACAAGCGATGTAATGATATTCGATTACTTACCTCATGCACAAGGTACAATTTGCGAAATGGGGTATGCACAGCACCTCAAAAGAGCAAGTGAGAAGGATATTAAGATTTATGTTCAATGTACTGACATTAGACAAGGGACAGGACATATTTCAGACGAGCAAGACCGAGCAGAGTTCAGTATCAATCAATATGTGTATGGCGTAATTATGGATGTCACTGACGGTAGAGGTATTCAAACGTTTGATGAGATATGTGAGGAGTTAGTCTCATGATACTTAGCGATACAATCAACCAACGCTATCGCTACAACACTAAAGCCAAAACACCTACACAGATACAACAGGAGTTACGTAAGCTAGGTGTCAACGGCTTTGTGGTTAAGGTAGCAGGAAGCAGAGTGACGATGAAAGTTAGTGAGTGTGACATAAAAAGGAACAGGGAGTGTGTAAGGAATGGCAAAGATTAAACGTAAGGTAGAGATGACGTTGCCAGAGTTGATTGAATGGGCGTGGGAGAACGAAGTTAGTGACAAGGCTTTTTATAGCAATCTTGATGGTGGTTCTGTGTATTTCGATAAAATTCAAAATTTGTCGATAGAGCATGAAATTGCTATAAATGAAACTTTCACAGTAGAAGTTGAAGAAGAAGTTACAGAAGAAACTCAAATATATAGACTTTTAGAATTAAAAGATATTTTTACTTTTAAAGATGGTGGTTGGAAAGATTTAAACATAATGAAATCTAATATGTATGGCAACCAATCAATTTCCGAAGTAAAAAATGATGAGAGTAAAAAATTCTATATGTTAAATGAAGATGACACAATGTCACTTATTTGGAAGGACGGTGCTATGGTGGAATGACAGTAACATTATCACAAAAAAGTTATGACGCATTGCTTGATGACCTTGAGAAATTGCGTGAGCGTAATGCAGAGTTAGAAAGAAAATTAGATAAAGAAATTAAGTTGAGTTATGAAATAGAAAAGAATTTATATGATACGTCTAAAGAGCATGACGAACTCATCAATGATATGGCAGAAACGAAAAGAAAGGCAGAGGCGTTTGATGAGATAGATGATTTAATCGTTAACGGGACATTAAAAGATAGAGAGCCAAATGCAATATTTCAAAACATCTGTCATGTAATTATAAATTTAAAGGAGCGTGGTAGTGATGAGTGAACAAACTATATTCCTAGATGAAAATGACTTACTCAGCTTATTGAATGGTGGCAGTTTTCATACATTGGTCGGTGAACAAAAAGTAGTTATTAAGCAGTCGCCACTTAAACCACCAGTAGCACCTGCGTTGAATTACAGATATCAAATAGTTGATACAAAAGCAGAAAGGGAACGTTTATCAAGAATGGTACAACATTCAATTAATTCAAATATCGGAGGAACAATAAATGAAAAACGTAATTAAATTTGTAGGTAAATCAATAATTAGAACAGTAGTCACTAGAATAGTTAAGGACTTAATTGCAGCATATAAATTTACAGAGTATGCAAAAAGAGAACAATCAAAAGAAGAACAAGCTTTTTTCAGAGCGTGTAACAGAATAGGAATGTCTGATATTCAAATATATCGTTTATCACAAATTATGGAAGAAGAAACGGAGAGAAAATAATGTCAATTTTACCAATTAAATTATTATCAGAAAATGCAATCTTGCCAACGAGAGCAAATCCAACAGATAGTGGATTAGATTTATATGTCGCAGAAGATACAACTATTCCTGCTCATAGTACAGTCGTAGTACCAACACACATTGCAATTGATTTAGCGTATGGATATGAGGCGCAAGTGAGACCACGTTCAGGTAATTCACTTAAAACTAAGTTACGTGTAGCACTTGGAACAATTGATCACACGTATAACAAAGAAATTGGAATTATTACAGACAATATCGGTGATGAGGCAATCGTAGTTAAAGCAGGAACACGCTTAGCACAATTGGTTGTTACACCAGTGATGTTGCCAGAGCCAACGGAGGTGCAAGAGTTTGACGAAGAATCAGAACGTGGAGCATACGGAAGTACAGGGGAGTAAGGACATATATCAACGTGTAAAAGAGGTGCTGGGGAAGTGACAGAACTAATTTTAATTATTATAGCCTTACTATTATTAGTCAGTTCGGCAGGAATGATTGTCAAAATGTATTTAGAAAATACCAAAGAAGAACGTGAATATAAAAGAATTGCAAAGAAAACTAGAAACAAACGCAAAGAGTTTGAAGAACGTAAAAGAAAACAATTCGAGAATAACAAGCTGGATAAGGAGTGAGTGGGAATGGAAGATAATCAAAATGACAAGAAATATATTATTGAAATAAAGAGTGGCTTGTACGTATCAACAAATGCATTTGGAAATGTATACAGTTTCACTAAAAACAT